CCGCCGGCTCACGAACGCACTGGACCTCATCGAGGACCGGCTCGCGTCCCTGGTCGACGGGTCCGCCTCTGCTGCGATCGCCCGCCTCGACGAGATCGTCAACACCGCCGGTGCGCTCACCGACCAGCTGATCTCCGCGTCCCTGCCCCCGGGCGCCTCAGTCAACGGGTGGGCGATGGTCGACCCGGCCAGCGTCGACGCGATCGTCACCCGCACGGCCGAGCAGATCACGAAGCTGTCGTATCCGCTGCCCGCGCAGGCCACCGCGAACATGAAGCGCGAGCTGGTCCGCGGGATGCTGGTCGGCGCGAACCCGCGCGAGACCGCTCGCCGGATGGTGGCCCGCACCGGGTCGACGTTCAACGGCGGCCTGTCTCGGGCGCTGACGATCGCCCGCACGGAGCAGATGGACGCCCACCGGGCCGCCGCGCAGGTGTCCGAGCAGGCGAACGTCGACACGCTCGCCGGCTGGACGTGGGTGTGCGCGGTCTCCGAGCGCACGTGCCCGGCCTGCTGGTCGATGCACGGCACCGAGCACGCTCTCACCGACCCGGGGCCGCTGGGACACCAGAACTGCCGGTGCGCGCGGGTGCCGCGGGCGAAGACGTGGCGCGAGCTCGGGTTCGACATCGACGAGCCCGCGAGCGTGCTGCCGTCCCGGGAGGACGCGTTCGGGAACCTGACCGACCTGCAGCAGCGTGACGTGCTCGGCCCGCGCCGGTACGACGCGTGGAAGTCCGGCGACTACCCGATGTCGGACTGGGCCGTGAAGCGCGAGAACCCCGGCTGGCGGCCGTCGTACAACGTCGCCCCGGCCCCGGCCGCCTGACCTACTGCAGTCGCGGGTCCAGGCCCCCGGGCCACTGATCCACGTTCGACGGCTCGTAGAACACCGCCCCGCACCTGCAGCGGTTCGTGATCGCCATGCCGACCAGGCCCTCGCGTTCGACCACGTCGAACCCGTCAGGCACCCACACGTGACCCGGGCACTCGCCCAGGCCGGCGCCTTCGTTCGCGTCGTCGTGACCCATAGACCACCCAGCGTATCCCCGACCACGGAGGTTCCACACCATGTCGCAGCTTGTGACCGAGGCCGTCGAAGCGGCCGGCACTGCTGTCGCGAAGAGCGGCGGGGTGTTCCTCATCGACCTCATCACCCCCGGATGGGGCTCGTCGGGCTACTACTCGTCCGAGGTGCTCGAGGCCGCGGCCACCGACCGGATCTTCCCGGCGGGCACGCAGATGTTCGTGAACCACCAGACCGCGCAGGAGCGCAACGACCGTCCCGAGGGTGACCTCAAGGATCTGGCCGCGGTGCTGATCGAGGACGCGGTCTGGAACCCGACCGGCGGCGAGGAGGGCAACGGCTCTCTGCAGGCCCCGGCGCGGGTGTTCGGTCACTGGCGTGAGCCGCTCGCCGACATGAAGGAAGCGATCGGCACGTCGATCCGTGCCGCCGCTGACGTCGAGTTCGGTGAGGCCGAGGGCCGCAAGGGCCGCATCGTCGGCCGGCTCGTCGAGTCGATCTCGGTCGACTTCGTGACCCGCGCCGGGCGTGGTGGCCGGATCGTCGAGGTGCTCGAAGCCGCGACCGTCCAGGAGGCCCGCAACATCGGCCAGTGGGTCGAGTCGCGCATCCACCGAGACTTCACGATCCTCGCCGACGACATGGCCGGTGACGGCCGCCTGACCCGCGAGGAGCGGATCAGCCTGTCGAACGCGATCGGCGACGCGCTCGCCGCGTTCGTCACCCGACTGGAGGCCGACCAGCCCCAGCTCTACAGCCGCGACCTGTGGGACGACCCCGTCGACACAGTCGCATCCGCCATCGAAGGCCGAGGCGCCGTCCAGTCCGTCCTCGACCTGCTGCTCGAGGCCGCCCCCCTTTCCGTCGACACCGTCCGTGGCCGCGAGGTCACCGCATGGGTCAACGAAGCCGCGCCGAAGCTCGGCGCCACACACGTCCCGGCCAACCCGGCCGGACGCAACAACCAGGAGTCCAAGGAGGACACCATGGCAGAGATCCAGATCGAGGAGTCGGTCGTCACCGACCTCCGCGAGAAGGCCGGCCGGGTGACGACGCTCGAGAGCGAGCGCGACACCGCCATCCAGGAACGCGACGAAGCCCGCAACGAGCTGGCCGAGGCCCGCACGGAAGCCCGCGAGTCGAAGATCGCCAAGATCATCGCCGAAGCGGACGCGGAGTTCACCGGCCTCGAGGTCGAAGGCCTGACGGCGAAGGCCGCCAAGCACGTCGACGAGTCCGGCGTCCTCGACGAGGAGGCCTTCACCAAGGCCGTCGCCGAGTCCGTCGCCGAGCGTGCCGTCGCCGGAGGCGCCGGCAGCGTCCGCGGCAACGGCCCCCGCAGCACCACCAACGTCCCGGAGGTGTCCGAGGCCGACCTCGACGCCGCCGGAGACTCCATCTTCGGTTCCGTGAAGGAGGCCTGACCATGGCCAAGAACACCCGCTTCAACGGCGCCGGCGCGCACCTCACCACGCGCCGCCTGCCCGTGCCGTCCGGCACCACGTCCGGCAAGCCCGTCCAGGTCGGCTCCCTCATCGGAGTCGCCCAGACCGACCGCGACGCCGCTGGCTTCGCGACGGTCGCCACCGACGGCGCCCACGACCTGACCGTGACCGGGGCGCTCGCCGCCTCCGGCACGCCGGTCTACATCGCTTCGAACGGCAGCCTCACGGCCACCGCCACGAGCAACACCCTGTTCGGCTACTCCATCCCCGGAGTCACCGCCGACGGAACCAAGGGGTCCGGCGACGGCGTCGTGACCGTCGAGCTGGCGAAGGTCTGAGGAGGCCACCCATGAAGATCCTGAACGAGTCGGTCGACCAGATGGTCGCCAACATCGGACGTCCGTCCGGCGCCGCCGCGCGCCTGGCCGACGCCGACTACAAGGCCGAGATGAAGGAGGCCGTCGACAAGATCATCGGCCCTGCCTTCAGCGGCAGCATCACCGCCAAGGTCGCCCTCCGCGAGGCCATGAGCCGCTCGGACTTCCCGATCCTGTTCGGTGACGTCATGTACCGCGAGCTCGTCCGCCGGTACAGCGCCTACCAGCCGGTCTGGGGCCAGTTCGCCCGCCGGGTCACGACCTCCGACTTCCGCAAGAAGAAGCTGGTCGAGATCCTGGGCGGCGGCGCCGTCCTCGGCGACGTCGGCGAGCTGGAGCCGTACCCGCAGCGCGCGCTCGCCGAGTCGCAGATCGAGTACTCCGTCGGCAAGGTCGGCGCCGTGCTCGAGTGGTCGTGGGAGATGGCCATCAACGACGACCTCGGTGCGTTCCGCGACGCCCCGAACCGTCTGGCCGAGGCCGCGCGCCGCACCGAGGACTACAAGGTCACGTCGGTGCTGTTCGACGAGAACGGTCCCAAGGCGTCGTACTTCGGCACCGTGGACAACAAGCCGCTCACGGACGCGAACCTCGAGGCCGCCCTCCAGGTGATCACCACGAAGACGGACGTCGACGGCAACCCGCTCGACGTGGGCACGCCCGTTCTGGTGGTCCCGCGCTCGCTGGCGCTGTCCGCCCAGCAGATCGTCGACACCGTCACGGTGAAGACGACGGCGAACAACCGCGAGCGCGAGATCCGCGGCAACGGCCTGTCGGTCACGCCGAAGATCGTGATCAACCCGATGCAGGAGCGCATCGACAAGTCGGGCAAGAAGGCCACCACGTGGTCCCTGCTGCCCGACCCGAACAGCGACAGCCCGGCTGTCCTGGCGGCGTTCCTGCAGGGCCACGAGTCGCCGGACCTGCGCGTCCGCAACGACGCGGGCCGCAACCTCGGCGGCGGCGACGTCGCGCCCGAGGAGGGCTCGTTCGACAACGACGGCGTGCAGTACCGCGTCCGTCACGTCACCGCTGGTGCCAAGGCGTACACCGACGCCGTGTACGTGTCGACCGGCAGCTGATCGGTCACTCCACAACGGCTCCGGCCGGCGCACCCCTGCCCCACGGGGCGGTGCGCCGGTCGGAGTCTGCACCCCACACACGTGACGGTGGGGCGTCAACACCGCAAGCTCGGGCAGGGCTCCCCGCCCCGCACATCGAGCGGTGAAGGTTCGACCGGGAGCGCCGTGGCGGGGAACGCCAGGCAGCCCGAGCGCCTTTCCTTTCGCTCCTGCCAAGGTCCGTTCCTGCGCCCCACCGCCCACCCCCGCGCCCGTGAGGAGCACATCGTGACGTTCACCTACGCCAAGGACAACCCCACCACGGGCAACCCCCGGCTCGGGCAGATCCGGCTCCTCATCAACGACGTCGACGCCGAAGCCGCCGTGTTCCAGGACGAGGAGATCCTCGTCTTCCTCGACATGGCCGGCGACGTGGTCCTGCTGGCCGCCGCGCAGGCGCTCGACACGATCGCGGACAACGAGGCCCTGACCTCGAAGGTGATCCGCACCCAAGACCTGCAGACCGACGGCGTGAAGCTCGCCGACTCGCTGCGCAAGCGCGCCCAGTCGCTGCGTGACCAGCACGCCGCCACGCTCGTCGACGAGGACGAAGGGTTCTTCGAGATCGTCGGCACCCAGCCCTGCAGCGTCGAGCTGGGCCCGCGCGGATTGTTCTTCTGATGCCGCGCCCGCAGAACGCACTCGGGCGCCCCGGCACCCGCGTCATCCCGACGAACTGGGGTGCCGCGCACGCCCCCGTCGTCGACGGCACATTCACCGCCAAGTGCCGCATCTGGCCCGGCGAAGCGAACGCCGCCCCCGCCGTCTGGGACGAAGAGGCCGGCTCCCCCGTGCGCCCCGACCCCGAGCACATCTACGAGGGCGGCTGCCGCATCCAGGTCGTGAACCAGCGCCTCGCGCTCAAGCTCATCGGCGACCAGGCCGCGAAGCACATGACCTACCTCGTCGTCATCGAACGGGACACCAAGGTCCCCACCGGCGCCGTCGTCGAGATCACCGAGTCGACCGACTCGCTCCTGCCTCCCGGGCATCGCCTGTCCGTCGGCGACGTCATCCGCGGCAGCACCACGTTCGAGCGCGACCTGATCTGCGTCGACGACCTCACCCAGACCGGACAGGAGGGCTGACCGTGGGCATCACCGTCGACTTCTCCGAGCTGTACGCGTTCGGTGCGCACCTCGAGGACGTGTCCCGGGAGGCGCTGCCGCTCGCGCGGATGGCGATCCAGAAGACGGCCGCGGACATCAAGCGCGAGGCGCAGGCGTTCGCGCCGATCGACACCGGCAACCTGCGCTCGTCGATCACCTACGAGACGAAGTCGCTGGCGTCGTCGGTGGAGGCCGAGATCGGCCCGACCGCGTCGTACGGCCACTACGTCGAGTACGGCACCAGCCGGATGGCCCCGCACGCCTACCTGGGCCCCGCGTTCGACCGCAACGTCGGCCAGTTCGAGCAGGCCCTGGGCCAGATCGCCGACCGGATCTGACCGTGACCGCCACGATCACCCGCCGCGAACTCGACGGGCTCATCCTCGAGCACGTCCGCACGACCCTGGCCGGGGTCACCGTGTACGACGGCGAGGTCCCCACGACCCCGCCGCCCGTCTCGGCTCGTGACCCGCGTGTCGCCCCGTACGTCGTGTACTGGCCCGACCTCGGCCACCCCGGGTTCGACGACGGGAACACCGAGCTCGGCGCCGGGCACCGCGACCTGGTCTACACGCCCCAGTTCACCTGCGTCGCCGGGTACCGCGAGGCGTGCACCCACCTGGTCGACCGGCTCCACGCGGCCCTGCACGGGTGGGCGCCGCCCGTGCCCGCCGAATGGTCGGCCAGCCCCATGCGTGTGCCGCCCGGCTACACGACCCGCCTGACCCGCGAGGACGACATCACCCCGCCGCGGTTCTCCGGGTTCCCCCAGTACCAGACCGTCATCTCCACCTGACACCGAAGGAGCCCACCCCATGGCGTTCGTCGAGGCCTACAACACCGAGACCGGGAAGAAGCTGCCGTACCTGGTGCCCGAGCACCACATCGACCACCCGCTCCTCGGCGCCAACATCTCCCGACTTCCCAGCCACACGGCCGGGCAGAAGAAGCCGGACCCGGTCACCGCCACCACGGTCACCGAGCCCGCCAGCACCACCCCCACCACCACGAAGACCCCGGCTGCCGGGGACAAGAAGGAGTGACCCCGCATGCCCAAGACCCTTGCTGACGAGCGCATCGCCGTTCGACTGCTGCCGACGGCCCCCGCGAACCCCAACGCGATCACGGTCGCCGAGTACAACGCCGGCATCCCGCTGGAGTGCCGGATCATGGCGGGCGAGTACCGCCTGTCCCCGTCCGGCTCGGACACCATCAACCAGGCCGAGCTGTGTGAGGGCGTCAACGCGACCACGTACGGCCGCTCGAACTACGACGCGTCGATGACGGTGTTCCGGTACCTCACCGCCGCGGGCCTGTCCGACGAGGCCAACGACGTCGCTTGGGACGCGACCCGCGACAAGGGCACGACCCTGCACCTGGTCGAGCGCGAGGGCCCCGTCCACGACGCCGCCGCCGCGGCCACGCAGGAGTACAGCTACTTCGAGGTCGTCACCGACGACCCGCAGAAGCCCCAGGACCGCACCGGCTTCATCCGCGCGGTCATCCCCCTGGGCGTGCAGCGCGCGTCGCTGAACAAGGCGCTCGTCGCCGGCGGCGCCTGACCCACGAACGGCCGGCCCGTCAGGTCTTCACGGGTTCCTGGCGGGCCGGCTTCCCCCACCCCCAAATTCCTGTGACCCAACCCGTGAACCCGTGAAGGAGAACCCCATGAGCATCAACGACCATGACGAGACCCCCGTCGACGACGTCACGCTGGAGCCGTTCGAGTTCGACGACTCCGCCCTCGACGACTGGATCGCCGGCGGCGGCATCACGAAGCACACCGTCGTCATGTACGGCAAGCCGCAGCTGGCCGCCGAGTACGAGCACGTCGAGGACGAGCTGAAGCTGGCGAAGGACCGCGGTCTCGACGAGGGCAGTGAACTCGCCGGCGGTGAGGTCGGCGCACTGAACCGTCGCCTCGAGGAGATCCACGCCGAGTGGGCTGCGTCGCGCTCGCGGTGGCTGGTCCGCGCGATCGCCGACGACCTGATCGACGAGGTCGACGCCGCAGTCGTGAAGGCCCTCGGTGGGCAGCCCGCGCCGCCGAAGGAGCCGTCGAAGGACGCCCCGAAGTCCAAGCGCGACGAGTACGAGGCGAAGAAGACCAAGCACGACGCCCGACTCAAGGCGTGGACGGACCGGCAGAACGCGGAGCTCGTCATGCGCGTCGTCGAGAAGATCGAGTTCGCTGACGGCCGCGTCGCGCGGGTCACGCGACCCGAGCAGGTCCTGAAGATGCGCGAGACGTTCGGCGACTTCCAGATCATGAACATCATCGGAGCGGCCCGCGCCGGCCAGATGTTCTCGCCGGAGCTGAAGGCCCCTTTCTTCTCGAGCACGTCGCGAGGCGACCAGACCTGATCCTCGCCCTGCGCACCGCACGTGCGTGGGGAGCCAAGCCGCTCGAGATCATCCTCGGCGCCGGGGACGGCCACGACCAGTGGTCGCCCCGGAACCGGGCCCTGGCCGAGACGCTGACGCTGTTCGAGGTGTCGGTGTGCGAGGGGTGCGGGCAGCCCGCCGCGGAGTCGTACGACCCCGACCGCGAGGGCTGGTACGACGTCGTCGAAGTGACCTGCGCCGGCTGCAAGGCCAAGGAGTCGCACCAGCGCGACAACAAGGACCCCGAGCCCGGGTTGAAGCTGCGCGTCGAGGCCGACCCGAACTACAAGCCGTCCCCCGCCGTCACCGGCGACTGAGCACCCAACCGAATAGCGAGGAGGACCTGTGACCGATCGTTCCGTGCGGGTGCTCCTCTCCGGTGAGATGCGCCAGCTCCAGCAGGAGCTGCGGCGGACCGGCGCGGAAGCGAAGAAGACCGCGCAGGAGGCCGAGGCCGCGTTCAAGAAGACCGGCTCGAGCCTCGACGAGCAGGCCGCGAAGGCGAAGCGATCGGCGGACCAGCAGGCGGCTATCAGCCGTCGCGTGGCGGACATGCGCCGCCAGGAGCAGGTCGAGGCAGGTCGCACGGCCACGCTCGTCGGCCAGGGCGCGATGGCGTTGCAGGAGTACCGGTCCGAGTGGGACCAGGTGTCCACGTCGGCGCTGCGGGCCGGTGCCGTGCTCGCGGCGACGGCCGTCATCGTCGGCAAGGCCGCCATGGACTGGCAGTCCCAGTGGGCTGGCGTCCTCAAGACGGCCGACACCGACGACCCGCTCAAGCTCAACCGGCTCGAGGGTGACCTGCGCGGGCTCGCGAAGTCGCTGCCCGAGTCGCACAAGAACATCGCCGCGACCGCCGAGGCCGCCGGACAGCTCGGCGTCGCCACCGACGACGTCGCAGCGTTCACCCGGATCATGGTCATGCTCGGCGACACGACCGACCTGACCTCTGAGCAGGCGGCCACGTCGATCGCGCAGCTGATGAACGTCATGCAGACCGCGCCCGGCGAGGTCGGCAACCTCGGCGCCGCGCTGGTCGCCCTGGGCAACGACGGCGCGTCCACCGAGAGCCAGATCATCCAGATGGCGCAGCGGATCGCTGGCGCCGGCGAGATCGTGGGCCTGACCGAGGCCCAGGTCCTCGGCGTCGCGAACGCGCTCGCGTCGTCCGGCATCGAGGTCGAGGCCGGCGGCTCGGCCATGTCCGCGGTCCTCATCAAGATGGAGAACGCGGTCGCGTCCGGCGGCGACAAGCTCAGCACGTTCGCGAAGGTCGCCGACACGTCCGCGTCGGACTTCGCCGCGAAGTGGAAGGCGGACCCGTCGTCCGCGCTGGCCGACTTCACCGAGGGCCTGGGCCGGATGTCCGACGAGGGCGGCAACGTCTTCGCGACCCTCGACAAGCTGGGCATGTCCGACATCCGCGTCACCCGCGCGATGCTGAACATGGCGAACTCCGGCGACATGCTCCGCGAGTCCCTCGCCCTGGGCTCGAAGGCGTACGCCGAGAACTCGGCCCTGACCGAAGAGGCCGCCAAGCGGTACGACACGACCGCTGCGCAGGCCGAGGTCGCGTGGAACAACATCAAGGACAACGCGATCGACGCCGGCCAGGGTCTCCTGCCGGTCGTGTCGGGGATCTCCGACGCGATCGTCGGGCTCGCGGACGTGTTCGGGTCGCTGCCCGGTCCGGTGAAGTCGTCGCTGGGCACCCTCGCCGGTGGTGCTGGTGTGTCGCTGCTCGTCGCTGGCGGGTTCATGAAGATGGCCGGCGCGATCGCGGACAACTACTCGGCCCTCGCCCGGCTCAACGCGGTCGCCCCCGGCGTCGGCGGGAAACTCGGCGCGCTCGCCAAGGGCGCAGGCATCGCTGCCGCGGCCCTGGTGGGCCTGCGTGTCATCGGCGACCTGATCGACACCGACGACGTCGCGTCGGTCGAGGAGTTCACCGAGGCCATCATCCGCCTCGACGGCCGGGCGCGCGCCTTCGACGACGTCATGTCGAACAGCCAGTCGCTGACCGCCCGCGCCAAGGGGTTCTCCGAGCTGGCGTCCGCGATCGACGAGTCCGACCCGGGCTGGCTGAACGACAAGTTCGGGTCCCTGTTCGGCGTCATCAAGATGAACCCGTACGCCGACGCGAAGGAAGACGTCGAGCAGTACGACCGCGCGCTGACGTCGCTGGCCGAGTCCGGCGCGACCGACCAGGCCGAGAAGGGCTACAACGCCTTCGCGAAGGCTGCCCGCGAGTCGGGCAAGTCCACCGAGGACATCGAGAAGCTGCTGCCGGGCTACACCGCTGCGCTCAAGAAGGTTTCGAACGAGCAGGAGATCGCGACCCAGCGCCAGCAGGAGTTCGTCGAGTCGAACGCCGCCCTGTCGATGGTGCTGGCCACCCTCGACCCCGACCTCGAGAAGGCGCGCGAGAAGCTCGCCGGGATCCAGGAGAAGTCGCGGGACGCCGCGATGGGGTTCCTCGACTTCACCGGCGGCCTCGACCTGAGCAAGGCGTCCCTGCGTGACTGGATGGCCGAGCTCGACGACATGGCCAAGGCGCAGGCGAACTGGGTCGACAACGTCGTCGTCGCGATGAACCGCGGCATCGACGAGGGCGTCATCGCGAAGTTCAAGGAGCTGGGACCGGCCGGCGCGCAGATGCTCGACCAGCTGGTCGACGGGTCGCAGGCCGACATCGACCGCCTGAACGCGATCTACGGCGACTTCACCGGCGGCGCGGACATGCTCGCGGCGCTGGACGAGATCCCGCCGGAGATCATCACCCAGTTCAAGGCGTCGGGTGAGAAGGGCGCGATGGAGAAGGCCGCGCAGCTGACGAACGAGTACGACCTCGTCCCGGACACGGTCGAGTCGATCCTGCGGGCGCTCGGGTTCAACAAGGCCGACATCAAGGCCTGGCGTGCGCTGCTCGACAGCCTCCCGGGGTCCAAGGAAACGAAGATCACGGCGAAGGATCTGGCGTCGGGTGCGATCCGGGCCGTGCAGGACGCCCTGTCGAGCCTGACGCCGTACAAGCGGATCACGATCGAGACGCACCGCGTCAACACTGGCGGCGGCAAGGGCGGCTCCGGCCGGCAGACGTACTCGGCCGACGGCAACTTCTTCGACGGTGGCCAGGTCAAGGCGTTCGCGAACGGCGGCTGGGACGAGCTCGGCCGGTCGGTGCCCCGCACCCCGCAGATGCGCGACTCCGGCAAGGGCACCGTCATGTGGGGCGAGGCCGAGACCGGCTGGGAGGCGTACATCTCGGGCAAGCCCGGCATGGAGGCCCGCAACCGCGACATCCTCGCGATGGCCGCGCAGCGCCTCGGCGGTGTCGTCGCGTTCGCTGACGGCGGGTTCACCGAGGCCCTGTCGACCCGCGAGTACGCGTCCCTGCAGGCGCGTGAGAGTTCGCTGATCCGGTCGCTGCGCGAGAAGGAGAAGTACGGCAAGGGCGGCAAGAAGTCGCGTCTGGCCCTGCGTGGCTGGGAGCGCCGTGAGGCCGCCGCCGAGCTGCGGGAGGTCCGTGCCGAGATCGCCGAGCAGGACCGCATCCGTACCCAGATCGGCAAGGGCAAGAAGTACCGCACGGCCGGGGCGTACAACCAGGCGAAGGAAGCCCAGCAGAAGGCGGCCGAGGAGCGCACCAGCGCAGCCGAGTCGGCGAAGAGCGACCGCCAGTCGACTGCGGCGTCGTTCGCGTCCGGTCTGGATTCGGACGCGTTCAACTCGCCGGCGTCGCTCGAGCGGTCCCTGAACGGGCTGCTGCGCGATTCGGCGGACTTCACCCAGCTGCTCGCTGACCTGCGCAAGGCGGGCGCTTCGCCGTGGCTGCTCGAGCAGATCATCAAGGCGGGCCCGTCGCGCACGACGAACCGGACCCTGCGCGGGCTGCTCGCCGACACGGCGAAGCTCCAGCGCCTCAACAAGGTGTCCGGGTCGATCGTGTCGACGGCGAACTCGTACGCGGCGCTGACGACCGGCGCCGGGTTCACGGCCGCCTACTCGGGGTCGGCGGGCGTCGGCGACCTGAGCGCGGCCGTCGCGACCGCCGTCGCCTCCGCGAAGTGGCACCTCAGCATCGACGGCCGCCAGGCGGGCGTGCTCACCCAGGTCGGTCTGAACTACGCGAGGAGCAACGGATGAGCTGCGGATACTGGCTGCGCCTCAACGGCGTGTGGGTCGCGCTGCCCGGCGTGCAGGCTGGGGTGCAGCGCGAGGTCGAGCGGCCGTCGTCGTCGATGACGACCGTCGACGGGGT